TTGCCTTAGCTGAACGCACTGGATTTAAATGTGATGTAGGCCTGATAATTGTCGCCACTGAGGAGACAACACAAGGTATATTTATAGACGGAGATCAAATGGATCTTCACGAAAGTAGATTCCTTAAACGGGCTCAACAATTTCACGATATGGAAGGTACAAATAATGAAGCTGAGGCTAGCAGTTCATAAGAGCTGCAAGAATAAAACTAACCCACAAAAAGTTGCCAAGGGTTGGTCAAATATCGTTGAAGATATTTCCTGGCTGGAAGGCTGGGTGAAGGCAGGTTATGGATGGTGCTCAACACACTTTGTTGATCGCCACCGTAAGTCAGAAAACGCCAGTGGCAGTAACGTTATTGTTATTGACATTGATGGCGACACAACACTAGAGCAGTTCTGGGCTACAGATACTGCTAAGAACTGGTGCAGTGCTACCTATACATCTGCTAGTCACACTGATGACGAGCACCGCTTCCGAGCGTTGTTCCCATTGGAGACTGACTTGGTAACCATAGGTCAGCACAGAGCTGCTTACTGGTTGATCGTTGATCGATTAGTAGTAGACCTAGGGATTCAATCCCTCAAGGACAACTGTGGTCAGAAGCCAGAGCGACTGTGGTATGGAAATACTGAAGCTGTATTCAGATACAACGAAGGTATAGTCCCTGCATTCCTGCTGGAAGACATTGACTACATAGAACCCACAGACTTTACTAAGTCAGATATATCCGACAAGGATATTGAACGGTGTAAATGGTTGCTTGAGAACTTCCTGCTCCCCTCTGAGGATGGTGAGTATGAGACCCGTTACGTACCAGTCATGGCTGCGTGTGCTGCTATCGGCGAGGCGTTGTTTGACTGCTGGGTTGATTGGGTATTGCGTGGTCATCATGGTGAAAAGGATGAGAATATTCGCCCTTACAAATGGAGAGGTCTCGGCAAACATAGTGGCCCTGCTAAACTGTATTCGCTAGCAAAGAAACAGGAAGCCAACTGGACTAGTAAGTTACCAGCTAATCTAAGATTTGGTGCTGCTGGTTCGGCTGTGGGTTACACCGAAGCTGATCCAGTTGCCAGTTTCGATGAAGTCATATCCCATAGTAAAGGAGAACCGATGGATAACTTACCGGAGCCGGTGCCAGATGCATCACAAGTCAAGCGAACTAGAGGCAGACCTAAGAAAAGTAACGATGATGCTGCTAAGGAACGTGAGAATGATGTCAAGCAGGTAAAGGAAATTCTTTCCGACCTACGGAAGAATGAACTGACTGGTTCCATTGAATACACAAACGTAGATGGTCAGACCATTGCCCTTCAAGGTAATGACCTAGACCTGATGACAACTAAGCTCGCTTGTGAGCATGGGATCTTTATCCCTGAGCCAAGGATCAAGTCAGCTATCCAGTATGCAGCAGCTAAAAATAGCTACTGTCCTATCAGGAGATACCTTGATTCATGTAGTGCACACTCCCTACCCCATCCCGACTGGGATCGGATTGGTGAAGTCTTCCTAGGTAACAAGCACCAGATCGCTACCCTCGCTATGCAGAGGATGATGATTGGTGCTGTAGCTAGGGCATTCAAGCCTGGTGTGTCTATGAGCTGGCTACCTATCCTTGTGGGTGCACAGGGCGTAGGTAAATCTATGTTCAGTCGTAGCCTTGTGCCTGAAACATTGTTCACAGAGATCACCATACCTCTGGAGACATTGATGAAGGAGCAGTACCGACTGCACGTAGCTTGGATACTTGAGCTTCCTGAGATTGATAACTACTTCAGTATCAGGAACATTGAGAACTTCAAGAACCTAGTAACAACTAGGTGTGATGAGGTTCGGTATCCCTATGCATCCTTGCCATCTAAACTACCACGTAGGTTTGTACTGATTGGTACTACCAACAGGAACCAGTTCCTGGTAGATAGCACAGGCAACAGACGCTTCGTGCCACTAGAGATCGCTGCTAACTTCTTAGTACCTTGGCAGCGTCTAGTTACAGAGCGTGATTCAATGTGGGCAGCTGCGGTAAAGGCTTACCGTGATGGCGCTACTTACGAGTTTGATTCAGGAGAGATCGCAGCTATTGCTGATTACATCCAGGAGTTCGGTGACCCCGATCCTTGGATGGAGAAGGTCACTCAGTTCATCAGCCTCCGTGAGGAAGTCACAGCTGCACAGGTGCTGACTGAAGCACTAGACATTGACGCTAGACAACAGAGCAGACGAGAGTCCCGCAGGGTTGCAGATGTTCTGCAAGCTATGGGATGGAGACGACTGGTAACTTCCCGTAAGGATAAGGCTACTGGTAAGTCTAAGTCTGTGCGTGTCTGGCAAAGACCAAAGGATGATCCTTTGTCTGAAGAACATATCCTCAACGATTTTTAAATACAATGCTTGCACAAGATATTAAACTCGGCCAACGTGTCGTGCTGACTGCCAATGGAATGTATGCCCTGGTGGTAGGTACTCCTGAGTACTACACCCCCAGAGCTAAGTTAGTTCGTATAAAGTATGAGAATAGCACTCGCTATGAGTACGTTATCAATCATATGATTGAACCGCTTCCCTTGGAATCCCAGTACCCAGCTAACGGTGGTAGCTATGTCAAACCTGATAATGCTTTTTAATTATGGCTGAAGCACAACCAAGTAAGAAACGTGGAGGTCATGCTTATGGCCGTCGTAATTTACGCATGAGTAATACAGCAGAAGAGGGTGAACTGTGTATCTACATAGGTCATTCCCTCGGTAGCTTCTCTACTCATTCAATGCGGTACGATAGTCACCAAGCATGTGTGCGCTGCGTTGCTGCTGCTCGTGAAGGTCGGATGTCACTTGACATTGACAAGCTACTTAAACGCTTTCGACCTAGAGCACTAAAGTTCTGGAGCCAGATAGACATCGGTGCTCCCGATGAATGCTGGCAGTGGCACGGTTGTGTCAACCCTAGAACTCAGCAACCACAGTTCGCCTGGCGTAGACACGCCATCAGTAGCTCCACTCAGCACCACCCTCAGAGGGTTGCAATGTGGTTTGCTTGGGGTGACTTAGGCTTTACAGGTGTGAAGACTACATGCGGAAACAAATACTGCTGTAACCCCTTCCATCTAATACCACAGAACGTAGGTGTCTTCGTTGACCACGATAGTTACATAGATAGCTTTGAACTTGCTGTGCAGATTCATACTCTTAAGCAGCAGGTGAATGAGTATGTAATGGAACAAGCTGTCAAGGAGCAGGAGAAACTAGATCAAACGTGTGAAATTGATATGCGTACTGACCTACTCCTTAATCCTGACACTGAATTCAGTGAACGCTTTGAAGCTGTCGTTACTGACATGCTTAAGGGTAACCACATAAGCACAGCAGAGCCTGATGATCCTGGCCTCTACCGTAAGCCTGCTGAGGATGAGTCCAAGGAGGACGAGCCCTTCTAAGTTTATACAATAGTAAAAGACTAGACACTAAAGCTATGAGTGATAAACAGCAACAAGCAGAAGCACTTAAGGATACTTACGTTGATGCTCTTGTAGAGAACAGCGCTCAGAATGCACAACTTAGTGAAGAGGGAGATCCAGGTGCTGTACCTATCATCCCTGGCACAGGAGATGGTGACGGCAAAGGTCCAGGTAAAGGAGATGGCTCAGGTAAGAAGCGAGCGCTAGGTGTATCAGAGGAACGTGCGTATTGCATAGGCTTGCACCCACACCCTCAAGGTGAATGTGCTGCTGGTTGGAAATGCGTTCGCTCAAAGATGGGCAGGAAGGTATACTAATTACCCCACATTAATCATTAATAACACTTATCCTAGACAGAGATACAGGTCATTTATGTCAAGACGCACTGATTTACTGCAGCAACTTATCAAGTCTGATAAGTTCGGTGAAGATAAGGAACAAGAGCAGAAGTTCATGACAGCTACGGCTGAGCTGATACTTACTGACCTTGTGAACATTGCTCTCACTGGTGTGCAGAAGCACGGTGCTGGAACTTTGATACTTCACATTGATGGGAAAGATCCTAATCATGAGAGTGTCTATGTATCTGGTGATGATGTCCAGCACGACATTGCTCAGGCTGAATCACTAGAAGATGAAGACACACTGAAGTTCCTCCGTCAACTGATGGAAGAGATTGACGACAATGACTGGTCTACTCATGTCCTTATAACTCTTATTAGTGATGCTGGAACAAGAACATTTAATGTCGAAGCAGGAGGGTGCCAAGAAAGCCTCCGAGCGATCGCAGCAGAATTTACAGGATAAGCTAGAAGAGAAAGGACTTAAGCTTCCTTTATATCCCACACCGCAATTAATTGATCGTGCCCGACTTGTTATGGGTAGCATTGATTTTGATCCTACCTCTGATCCCGTTCAGCAGGTCCTGGTTAATGCTACTTCAGTACCTTCTATAGAAGTCAACCCACTGCAGGAGCGGTGGCATGGCAACACCTGGGTTTCACCTAAGGGTGCTGTGCGTAACTCACGCATCTGGTTGACTAAAACTATTAATGAATACCGTAATGGTCACATCAATAGTTTCATGTTCTTCACCAGTGCATCTGAGATCCTCAGGGCTACCCCAGTTATCTGGGACTACCCAGTGTGCATACCATTCAAACGTATCAAGCAGCTACGAGCTACATCTAATGGTTTTGAAAGTGTTTGCCCTTCTACTTGGAATGCTATTGTATATGGTCCTCCTGTCGAAGCTGCCATATCTAACATAGATAAGGTTAGTTTATTCCATAGCACCTTCCGAGATATCGGTCGTATCATTTACAGTGAATACGCAGGAGATAACTGGCAGAAAGATCTTGAATACTATGACGAGCACAAGGGTAACCTTTGATGTCCAAGCATATATCCAAGGATTGTTTTTACAACCTTCCTTCGGGAGCTATGGTACATCCTTGTCGTCTCATCCACCGTGACGGTACATTGATGTGGAAGCATGCACTGCTGCATCATAATCAACTAACACTGCCTGAGACAGAAGCACAGGAGCAGCACATAATAAAAACTGCTCAGCGCCTGGAGGAACTGAACAGTTGGGTATCACAAGACTTAGAACCTTGGGAAGGATTCAGGATTCAAGTTTGGTTTAACCTTGATATTCCTGAACTGGCTGATGGTATCTCTGCTTACTTCAAGCATTCTGTATGTAGCAATACTAATGTTCTTAAAACATTAAGTGCGCACATACAGGAGCATGAAACATTAGAGATCAAAGGAACATCACTGTTCTTCAGACGCTGTTAACTTATCAACCAACCGATTGATATACCATTGAGCTTTCTTTGCATCTTGAATGCAGCTACCTTTCAACCACATGCGTAACAGATACTTCAGTGCTTGTCCTTGCAGCATTCCTTCAACAGGATCGTCAGCATTCTTGATAGCATCTTCAATGACATCAATGGCCTCAGTCTTACCGCCAGTGTAATGAGCTGGATGATTTACTTCATCAGACGTAAGCTCTGACCAAGGATCCCTGTAAGACTTTTGCCATTCCTCATCTCTATCAAAGGTGTTCTCACCTTGGATTTTATCCCTTAGCTCAAGGATCTTACGAATCCTTTTCTTATTTGGCTGATTGTACTTATGCATGTAGTCACATATGAATGCTTCACTACCTAATATAGAGATAAATGTATTGACATGTGACCTATGCCTAGTCCAAAAGGTGATCCAACTTACATCAAGGATAAAGAGAAATACTTTATGTCTGTTGCCAAAACAGTTGCCCTAGCTTCTACTCATCCTAAGTCGCCAGGAGGATGCATCATCGTTCGTGACCGTGAGATTATCGGTGACGGACGCAGTATCTTCACTGCTTCCAATGTTGAGATAGATCCTATTACTTATGCCATCGCTGCTACATCCAAGCGTGGCACTCCCACAACAGGAGCCAATGTCTACTCCACTCGTTACCCATTCTCACCCTCTGTATTTCAGTGCTATGTGATGGGTATCAGGAAGATCATTGTGCTTGCTCATGATTGGGAGCCTTATTACAAGGATGAATTCAGGAGAGCTGCTCGTCTAGCACGGGAGCTTTCCATCGCTATTGAACCTTTATTTGAAGATGATGACCAACGTTTCAACTCAAAACGCTTCAGTTCTCGAACAGCTTCGGGCACACACGACGAAGACCTCTACACCGACCCGAACCATTTCACGCCCGACGACTTTGACCCACAGTATGCCGAGGAGATCCAAGATGAAGACACAACTACTGTTTGACTTAGAAAGCACAGGGCTACTCAGGCGTGGTTCACAGATTCACTGCATAGTTATGCGTGACATGAGCGACCCTGAAGAGCCGATGATGTTTGATCCTGACCCAGAGCGTGCTGTCATTACAGGAGTTAAACAATTAGAGCGTGCTGATGTACTTATCGGCCATAATATAATTGGCTTTGATGTACCCCTCATCAAAGAACAGTACGACTTTAACTTCAAAGGTGACCTTATAGATACCCTCGTACTTAGTAGAATTTTCTACCCCAATATTGGTGAACGTGATTACATGCGTAAGCCATCAGGGATGCCTCAGAAGCTCTACGGGAGACACTCCCTGGAAGCCTGGGGCTATAGGCTGAAGTGCTTTAAGGGTGACTTCGGCAAGCAAGGAGGGGCCTGGGAGACTTATACACCAGAGATGCTTTCATACTGCGTCACTGATACAGAAGTAACACTCAGGCTATTTGAACTTATGCAGCGGAGGATGCAGGATTATGACTGAAAACTATCGGTACACAGCTGAGTTTATCCACTGGTTAAACGAATGCCCCTGTAGCTGGATATGGTTACAGCATGCTGAAGATAGTATTACCTATAAATTTTTCCCCAAGAAACTAGAGGAGGATGACGATGTTTCCTGATTATGTATCACTAGAAATGCGGATGGCGGAGATCATGTCACAGCAGGAGGCCAGTGGCTTTCGCTTTGATATGACTGCAGCTGAACGTGTTCGCAGTGAACTAGCAGCAGAGGCTGACAACCTCACAGAAGAGATCGGCAAACGATTCCTGTACGTGCCAGGTAAAGTCTTTACTCCTAGGCGTCAGGATAAGAAGAAGGGCTATGTCTCCGGTGCGCCGATGACTAAGCTCCTGGACTTCAACCCTACCAGCAGGCAGCACATTGCCTGGGTGCTAACCACATTCCGTGGTGCTCGTTTTCTTAAGGTCACCGACACAGGTAAACCTAAGGTAGACGAAGCTGTGCTCTCAGAAATTAGAGACATCGCACTGTCGGAAGGGAACACACAGCTACACGAAGAGTGTGAGATGTTTATTCGTTTGCTGACATTACAGAAGTGGATGGGCCAATTAAGCGAAGGTGCTAACTCCTGGTTTAATACAATCGGAGATGATGGTTGTATCCATCACACCTGCTCACTAGCAACACAAACAGGCAGAAACGCACACCGTGGTCCGAACCTTGGGCAAGTGGTGAGCGCACCCTGGGCACGAGAGTTATTCGTCCCACACCCTGGCCACACGATGGTGGGGGCTGACCTTGAAGGACTAGAGCTGAGGTGCTTAGGGCACTACCTTGCCAGGTATGACGATGGAAACTTCGCTGCAGTTGTACTCAATGGTGATATACACCAGCAAAATGCTGATCGTGTTGGATGCACTCGTAGTGAAGTCAAGACCCTTACCTATGCTTTCATTTATGGGGCTGGTGACGCAAAGCTTGGCCACAGCTTATCTCCTGAGCTATCTGACGCACAAAAGAAATCTCTCGGTCAAGACTTAAGACGTAAGTTCCTTGATGCTATCCCTGGTCTAGAGCCACTGATCCTTGCAGTCAAAGAGAAGGTGCGTGGTGCTGGGAGACTAAAGGGATTAGACGGAAGACCTATCTTCTGTACTGCTGAACACGCAGCACTGAACTATCTACTGCAATCAGCAGGGGCAATCCTTAGTAAGCGTTGGGTTGTCATAGGTCAACAAGACCTAGACGACGCAGGGTTTACTTATGACAGAGATTACACACGTTGTGTCTACTGTCACGACGAGTGTCAGCTTAGTGTAATCCCCCAAGAAGCAGATAGGGTAGCTAGGATATTACAAGAGGCTGCGCCTAAAGCAGGCCAGTACTATAACTTCAAAGTTCCTATTACAGCTAGTACTGGACAAGGTTCTACTTGGGCGGAGACGCATTAATGAGCCGTGCTGATAGTCAAGAGTTTTCTACAGTTGGTTTAACTGAAGAAGAAGTACAAGATATGATTGATGGTGCCATCAGGCGTCACAATCGTAACGCTAGTATCGTTAGTATTATCCTTGGTTGGATAATGCTAGCGGCATTTATGGATGGTCTACTAAGACTACTAGGATTAATCCCACCTTTCCTGGGATTAGACATTAACCTACTACCACGTATCGCAGAACTAATATGAACCAAGCAGACATCGACGCTATTAACGAACGATCTGAAGAGCAAGGCCACCGCCTTCGTTTAGAACAAGGTTGCCTAGATGAATACTGGAATGACGATCTCTTGATCCCCGATGCTGAAAAGTCGTATGAAAGAGATCAAAAGGAGACAGAAATTATTGTAGGAGCACAGCTACAGAATGTAGCGGATGCTCTCAACGGAGTAATCATTTACCAGACCGTTGTCAACCACGACGGCACAAGCTACAAGCGAATCATCATTGAGTATGAGATCAAGCATGACTAAGAGCATATAGCATTGCTTCCTCGTGCTCAGTCATATTGTTCTGCTCATTAGCTGTACCTGCAGCAAAGCCACCAATACCACCCGCTGCAAGAGCAAGGGATCCCCACAGCAATGCTTGATCTAAATCTCTACCAAGATCTGTTTTTAATGAAGTATCTATTACAAGCTGTTGATCAGGTGTTAGTCCACTAAGCTCTTGCACATACTCCTGCTTCAATTGCTCTGGTCCTATTGGTGAACTGTATTGATTAGTATTATTAGCAGGTCTGCTAGGAGCAGGCACAGGAGCAGGAGGTGTGGGTGCTGATGGTGCTGGTGCTACACGAGGGCTTACTCCATAGAAGCTACGCATGTCATCGCCGATAGCTTGCATTGCAGGCATACCAGTTCTATAACCATTGAATTGATCTTCAGCTAAGGCAGCAACAGACTTGTCTGGATACAAGCCTATATTGTATGCTTCATTCTTAGCCAACATTGCTTTTTGCAGTGCCTGCAGTTCATTAGTATCAAAGATCTCCATATATCTTGCATGACTATTGACTGCATCCTGCAGCCGCATTGGGTTATCCCTAAATGTTCTTTTAAACATTACAATCGTATCGTATATATCCCATTTTACCGTTAGAATTAAAGAGTACGTTCATCAGCATTAGCTGACGCAAGTAAGCTCAAGATAGGAGCTGAAGGAACGGGATTATCCAAACCTACCGGAGTAATCCAATGACTACTGTCCAAACACAAGGTCTTCTGGCCGCCCGCAATAAGCAACTGCGCACTGAGCGTGAGTTCCACGCTGCACGTCTTCGTGAGCTTAGTAAGCACCAGCCTACGACCCTTACCTATCGTGGTGTAACTTATACCAGATAATTAACTGTCACCCCTACCTATCGGTAGGGTCTTTTTTACTTTCAATTAGTTGTAAAATATTATTAATGCAAGAAATTCCTTGCACTATATATATAACTATTATGATTTCTATTATTTCTAAAGTCGCTGCAGTTGTATCTGTTAGCTGCCTTACCGCATCTTCAGCACTGGCTGCTCCCTATGTCAACATTGAGAACAACAGTGGTTTCTATGACAACGAGTTCGGTGGTGGATCCACTGACCTTCACCTTGGTTTTGACGCTAACCTGAGTGATTCCGTGAGCCTCTATGTTCAAGGCGGTCCTCAGATTCAGCACATTAAAGATGCTGATTCTCAGACTGAGTACTCAGGTAAGGTTGGCGCTAATGTAGCTATCACTGATCACCTGGGTGCCTATGGTGAAGTTGCTGCCGTTACTAACGACAAAGAATTCACACCTGATACCCTGAATGTCGGCACCAAGCTTGGTGTTAAATATACCTTCTGATATAACATATACTTCCCCTCCTTACGGAGGGGTTTTTTTATGTTTTCTATTATACTGGTATATATAACCTCAATTTAATTAATATCATGGCAGGCGAGGATGGTAAACTCAAATACTTGCAGAACTCTGCTGGACCTTCAATGATCTATGATTCTGAAGGTCGGAGAAGATATAGGACAAGGGATCATGCTAAATCAAGAGTCCACCATTCTGGGGATGAACTTTTTAAAAGCCTAGAAGCTGTTGGCAAAGGGGATTGGGGGCCATATAAAGAAAGATATCCAGAACATGCTGAAGAGGTTGATTTACTTTTAAGTGGCCAACATTCTTATGCTAGAGAAAATCCTCAGGACCCGAGGATTAATCCTCAGCCTAACCAAGCGACTGAAAGTGCTAAAAATAACGTCGACTCTAACGACGAGGCTGCACAACAGTCTCTTAATGAACATGCTGCACAACAGTTTCTTAATGAATATAAAGCTAAGTTTAAGTATATGAATTAATAGTTAAAACCCTGGTAACTCTAGGTCAATCCCAAGTCCCTGCATATTATATTCCTTGTAAATATCACCACGGTTTGACTTTTCAATACCTTCATTCTTCAGTTGATCACTGCGACGATTCTGAGCACCTACATCACGCAGACGGTTCTGCTGAATCTGACGACCATGTCCCCAACCACCTGTACCTGGTGTATGCACCTGAGTTTTCTTCGGTGAATTAGCTTCCCATGCCTGCTGACCTTTCCAAGCTTTCACTCTCGCCATTGCTTGTAGCCTTTGCTGTGGTTGATAGTCACCACGATCCTTCATGCTCAGCCTACGTCTATCAATAGGTTTATTTCTAAGATTCACG